ACACCTGTTTGTTCTTCTTCTATTACAAAAGATACTGTACCTACATTTCCTCTTGCATGAGCACCAATACCAGTTTGCGACCTAGCTATTCTTGAAGCGAATATATCTTGAGTAAAACCAATTTGGATTGTTACATTTTCTGGGTCATTATTTGGTCGTGGATTAAATAATGCAGTTGCATCTGTAACATTTTTGGCAGGTGTAAGTTGTGGTTGCTTTGGGTCGTATTCTTCTGGTTCTACTCTAAGATTATCCCAAGTGGTTCTTAATTGAGTATATCTTACCTCAAAACCACTTATATCACTTATTGCTTTTGATTTTATACCAGATGCAAATTTTGCCATTATCTTAAATTAAGCCCTGTGGGTTGTAATTTTAAAGAAACACCATCGTTATCATTTTGAGAAGCCAAACTAAATGCTTCGTCATATAAAGATTTTAAAAGTTGATATTTATCTGGTGCATATTTTACAGATAATTTACTAGCTAATCCTGCACAGATACAATCAGACCATGTGTAAGGAATGTCTGAGTCTTGGTTAGATAATGTAACATCATCTAATTGTGTCATTGCCCAGTAATTTAAAACATATGTACCAATATCTGGTGTTTGCCAAACATATACTTTATAAATATTATTTGAACCTGCTTGTCTACCTTTATCTAACATATACTGATTAGGTCTACCAGTATCTGTTTTATTAGGTATTTGATTATATTCGCCTATTGTAACTCTGTTAATTATCGTATCTGTTCTTGTCGCATCAGCAGAATTATAAATAACAACATCAAGAAAATCTAAAACACCTGCAGGTAGGTCATAAGAACTTGTACCTTGTACCAAATTTAATGTATTTTGTGTAACAGTCCAATAGTTTATTCCACGATTAGCCCATTCAGAAAATAATAAATTTAAACTTCTTCTGGCAGATATGGCTTGGTCGCCAGTTCTTGTCTGAATATCAAGACCACATCTTTCAAAAGATTCTGTTATTATTTCTTCAATATTTGGTCTAAACGCAACTGTTCCTGATGTTGCCATTATTTATTCCTAATATCTTTTTGCCATTGTTAAAACAATTTGGTAAGAATCGCCTGCTCCTGCACCAGTAGTGGTAAATTTTATATCACCACTTGGAGATGTGCCTGTAAGTTTTGTATTAGGTAAACCACCAAATTCTCTATAATCAACTTCACCAATTTGACCTTCGTCAAGGTTAAGCATTATAATATCGGCATTGGCATCAGCCATAACCCTTACCGTCATTCCTTTAATAACCCATGTGCATTTCAATATTCTTACACCAGTACATGCATTACCATTAGAATCAGCTAATAAAGATGAAACATCAACTTTAGTTACTGCCGACTCATCTCCAGTATCAACATATTGATATTGAAATGCCATAACGATTTCACGAGTATTTTCAGAAAGAATGGTACTTGATGTAATATCAGCCATTTTTTTCTCCTATTAAGATGCTACGTCATATCCATGAATTGTTATGATAATTCTACCTGCAGTATAATCTGCATCTGTTGCTGAACCAGCTACTAAATATAAATATTGGTCTGCAACAATTCCACCACCTGCAACTCTTGAACCTGCTGAAAGGTCGCCACTATTAATGATTTGAGTTTCTGTTAAATCACCAATGGCACTATCTTCTACACCTGTTGCCTCTGTAGCAGAATATAAATCAATGTCTGGGTCGCCACCTGCAGGTGTTTCAAAACATTCCATGGTTACACCAAAAACTGTTCCAGTATCTTCTGCAGTAACTCTACCAATATAAGCAACACCACTACCTGCTTTACCAATAATGTCATTTGCACCACTTGATGCCAAACCAGTTAAATCAATCATAAGAGTTGTTTTAACAATGTTTACATTTGTATCTGTATCACTTTTAAATCTTTCAACCTGTGTAACATAAGTTTCTGCAGTACCTTCAATTCCTGCATTAGCTAAAGCTTCGGTTGCCATTTTATTACCACTGATAACTGTTATCTTACCAGATGTAGCATTTTTTGAAATTTGTTCGTAACCGTTTATTGAACGAACTGGACCTGTAAAAGTTGTGTTAGCCATGTCAATCTCCTTGTCTTGGCAAATGTCAGTCACTTTTTGTAACTGTCAAGGTTGAATTTAGAATAGAGAGGGAACAAATCCCTCTCTAGTATTAGTTGTTAGGCACCTTCTGTACCAAATAAGCCTCTCCAATCGGTAAAACCGAATGAATATCTTTCACGTACTTTATAACGGACATTACCTGTCTCAAAGTCGCCTTCAACACCTCTTTTAAGAGGAGACCTTTGAAACATTTTTAATCCGTCTGGCACATCTGTCTTGATAAAGAATGCATCACTATCTGTTAATCTCCTCATGATATGATAACCTTGAGGTAAATACGAACCAGAACGGATAGCATTTATATCATTATCAGCAGTACCAACTCTTAAATCACTATTCAATATTCTTTGAGCAGTAAAGGTATAGGCAGTAGGGATAATAAGCATTTGCCCTTGTGCCGCAATTCTTAGACCTTTATCGTCTTTCATATCTGCAATTTGAATTAAAAGTGATTCTAAAGATGTTTCACTTAAATCCGCCGCAGTCGCCAAAGTATTACTCTGGTTTCCGTTTTGGGTTGGGTGTGCAGTAGATAATAAAGCTACTCCATCTCCACCTGCATAAACACCTGCACTTGTCGAATTGTTTAAGATATTTGCCGCTTTAATTTCCTTTGTAGCAGACATACTTCTAGCTAATGCCTTTGTATATCTTGAAGCGATAGAACCATATAGTCCATCTTCTTCTGCTTCTTCGGTAATTGAAAACGCCAAAGCGACTGTTTCATGTGAATATCTTGCAGTCCATTGCTGAGAAGCCGTATCATAAGAAACTGGAGCACCTTCGTTCTTTGTTGGTGCATTACTGAAACCAGTTAACAATACATCTTCTTCAAAAGCCTTATTTGATGTGTTTGCATCAAAAACTTTTGCAAATTCTGCAGGATAACTATCGTACTCTAAGCCAAAGAGGGTATTTAAACCCGGCTCAAGCATTTTCGCAAATTGCGCTCTATTCATAGCCATTGTTTAAATCTCCTATATTCCAGCTGTTGCTTTAAGCAGATGTTCATTAATAAGAACTTCTAATTGTGCATACTGACCCATTTCATTAGCAGGTCCGTCCCACAATCCAATTATCTTACACGTTGCAGTACCTGCCGCCATAGTTCCGTTTAAACTAAAACCAGATTGACCAGTACTTGTAGAACCTGCACCTGCTACAACATCAGCACAATTACCAATATTTGTTTGGGCAGGAGTTCCTGCAGATTGTATACGATACACGATATAAGGGTCATCATATATATATGCGATTATATCAGTAGCCACAGTACCAGAAGGCCAGTATTGTGAGTATATGTAACTTCCATCACTTGCTGTGTATGACACACCTGCAAATACACCGATGTTATTAACTTCGGTTGCTGTATGTGGAGTAACTTGACCATTTGCATCAAGGATACATAAATCCCCAGTAAAAATGTTTTCTGCTAAACCACTAGCTATTGTATATTTGTTTGCTCTTGGTGCATTACCACTTGAATGACGAATTGGTATTAAACCATAGGCGCTATTAACATTTGCCATTTATTTAGTCCTTTTCATTATTAAAAGTGTTAATCTTCCATGGCAGACACTCTGCCACGACTAGATGAGCTTTTCCTATCTTGGTAGATAGTTTGCCCAGAACGACGACCTAATGAATCTAATTCACCAGAAAGTGCATCATTTTGTTCAAGTGACTTTTCTCCGTAATATGTCTTCATAGCATTATGCTTTTCTTCAGGCATTTCACAAAGAACCATTCCCTCTATTCCTATACAACCAACCCATTGTCCGTGATTAATTGTAGGAAAATGTTGCTCTTTTACTGTTTCAGATTTCCTTGGTTCCCAACCTTCTCGCATACGTTTATATACGTTATCGGGAGTTTCTTTACCCAGAATCGTGGTAGCTACCCATCGTTGTTTAAACCCCGGTCGTGCTTGTGGAGCATCCAACAATGCAGGTGGTGTCCAATTAGTTTGAGGTCTTATTTCCTCATCTCTTGTTGAACTCCGTAAATCACTTCTTCCATTCTTGCTTGACATATTATGTATCCTTCCTGCTTAAATTGTTAATTTCTTTAGCATATTTTTTGATATGCTCAGGGTCAGTTATACCTAATTCTCTTGCCATTCTTAATTGGTCCGAAGTCATTTTTACTCTATTTCCGCGATAAACCTGACCACCTGTAGTTGGTGCAACTGCTTGTCTACTTTGTCTTGGCTTTGACACAGAAACCTCTGTATTTGATATTAGCTCGGGAAAACTCTTTTGTAAACGATTATTTAACTCATTATAATATTGAGCATCATTTTTATCAAAGCCTTCTATATCTAATTGTACATCTATAGCTCTTGCCATAGCAGTTTCTTTTTCAAAACCTTTTGAATTAAACCAATTATTTTCTTTCCACCATGTCATGGCTTTTTCTGGTGCAGGGTTTGTTGCTTGTTGTTGTGCCCTACCAACATTAGGAGAGTTTGTTTCGGTTTGTACCTTATTTGCTTTTGCTTGATTTTGTAAGGCGATTGCTGTTTTTATATCAACTAATTCTTCGTTAAATTTAATTTGTTGTTCAGTATCACCTTCTTCAATGGCTTTTCCGAGTGCTCTTTTAACTAAATTATAATGTTCAGCTAATTGATTTTGCCCTTGAGTTTCATTTGACTTTTCTATTTTTTCAAGTCTTTTCGCCATTTGAGACATTTGCATTTGTAATGCCTCTTTTTCTTCATCGCTAGTTTTTTTCTCATGTATTAATTTCTTTATTCTTTTTTGTACGGCTAGACTATAATCTTCGTCACCTATTTCTGGCTTTTTTTCAATTTTTGCCTCTACAGGTTTTTTTTCTTCTTTTACAGGTTTTTCATCTGTAACTTCTATTTCTAGTTCTTGTTCTTTTAGTTTGTTCTTACTTTCTTCAATACTTTCATTGATTTCAGCATTAACTTCTTCAAGAACACTTTCTTGTATTGTATCTTCCATGGTTGCGACCTCCAAGTTTCGCATTAAATATAAGCGGTTATTTGTACGCCATCTGGCAAGATTGATGTAATCTCGTCATCATTTAGTAAAATAAACCTAACATTGTTAACAACAATCTTTTGCCCTGCATATTTGCCATACGTAACAAAATCGCCGACTTGAGGTGTTGTTTGTTGCTTCCATCTTTCGCCTGTGTCTCTATCTCTATAAGCTAATTCGCCTCTAGCAACGACATGACCATGAGCAGTTAGAATTTGCTGATTATCTTTCGCAGATTCTGGTAATATTATACCACTTTTGGTTTGTGTTGATATATCGGCAGGTTGAATTAGTATTTTCCAGTTTAAAGGCTTTGGAAGTTGGTGTGATGCAATAGTTGCCTTAGACAAACTATCAGCATAAATTTTATCTCCGTGTTGATGAGTCACGCTATTCATCTCCTATATTTATTTGTTTTATTGTTTCGTCAATAATCTCGCAAGACTCTTCTAGACCTTGTGCTATACCGACGTTCTTATGATATGCCTGAAAGTCTGAAATACGACCTTCAACCATACTTTCCGCTATTTCCGCTTTCTTCTTCAGTAGGTTCTTCTTTATCTGTTTTAATAGGTCTGTCGTGTTCATTTATAGATGCCTCCCCAGACATTGAAACACCATTAACATTAATAGTTACATCTTGTTGTTCTTTATTTTCCATATTTTTTAACCATTTTCTTTTTTGGTTTAACTTTCTTAACTTTTGGCTTAACCATCTTAGATTTACCATATTTCATTTTATTACCTCCTTTAAGTAATTTTGAAAATGCAGTTCTATTTAACATTGTTACTCCTAAAACAACACATTAATTGTAACAGTTATATATAAATATAGATAGTACTTTAAAAAAAAATTACAATTAATTATAAAAAGAACCTTTTTTGTGTTGACTTGTATATAGTAATATAGTACTATGTACTTATAAACAACAACGTTTTTGGGAGAAAACAATGAAAAAATACTTAATATTACAACCTAATCATTCTGAAATAGATGATGGGACTGCTTATCAAATCTCAAGGTCTAATGTAGATATAATAAAAGATGCTTGGGATAATGGTAATTATAGAGATGCAGGTTATATCAAAGCTGACAATCTTAATGAGGTTTTTGCAATTGGTAATGTAGAACATGAGAAAGTAGAAAAGATTGATAAATTTTATTCTATATCTTGTGGAGACATAATTGTTGACCAAGATACAAAAATTGCTCATTTGGTAGCACCAATTGGGTTTCAACCAATTAGAATATTAAGATAGGGAGAAAAAAATGACTACATTAAACTTTTCAAAACAAGAAATGACTGAATTAAGATGTATAATTTATGATACAAATGAATTTAAAATGACTCTTAAATCATACTCTAAAAATTATTCAGATGAAGAAATAAAACTTGCTGAAAAATTTCTAAGACCAATATTTGAAAAAATGAATATGTATAAATAAAATACAAAACAAATAATAAAGAATTGAGGGATTTATTTCCCTCTTTTTTTTAATTAAATGTATAAAAGAACCTTTTTTGTGTTGACTTAGATGTAGTATATGGTACTATAAAATTATAAATTATCAATTTTTGGGAGAAAACAAATGATAAATTTTACTACAAATCAAGAATATCAAGGTAACAACATAGACCTATTACAAGGTTTAGGTAATGAATTTTGCACATTCAGACAAGCAATAGACTTCTTTAAATTATCTGGTAAAGAATTAAAAGGTGCTAAATCTTGTGCAAGATTAATGAAAGTTCTTGATAAAGAAATTATAAAGAATGGTAAAAAAGAAAAGAAAAAAGTTCCATTCTATTTCAACGTATTTGAAAAGAACCATTTAATTCAAACTATAGAATCAAATAAATAATAACTTGGGGGACTTGTTCCCCCTTTCATTTGGGAGAAAACAATGAAAAATATAAAAAAATATATAGATGATTTGTATTGGGAATACGATAGAATGTCATCTTCTGGTAAAGAAACATTAGATAAAATGGCTAGAGAAATTGATTTAGATATACCTATTACGACAAATTTCACTAGATACTATTTTAAAATAGATACTTTTAAAAATTCAAAAGAAGAAAAGAAAGAATTTCAAGGTATGTATGTTTATTTGCAAAATAAGGCAGATTTACAAAAAGACAGTTTTGATTACAACGTTGGTATTATGCATAACAAGAATGGTAATTATTATGCCATGATTGATAGAACAGAGTATTTATCAAGCGATTTATCTGAAATAGAAGAACATATAATAAA